TAGTGTAGTCATTATTTGTTTGACCACTTGAGTTTTCAGTTTTTAAAACGTTGTCAAGTTCTACTTTGACATCGCTATTTGCTAAATATGGAAATGTAAAGGCAAAACTCGTTGTGGAGTTATTGCCTGTATAAAAATGTTCAGTTGTCGCCATTTGTTATTACAAACGTTTTGTTATTTAGGTGGCGAGTGGATTTATCTGTAAGGCAGTAACATGCTTTCAGCATTAGATTCTGCAAATTGATCTGTATAATTTCTTGTCTTATTTAATGAAGATTCATTCTGTATATTGATTCTCTTATCTTCTGCATATAGTTGTTGTGCTTCAGGATCGTTACGAACTTGTGCCCAAGCTACTTTTCTAGCTTCCATAAATAATGTATGAATCATTTTGTTGTGAACATAGGCTGTTCTAGGATTCATCTCTTTTTTACCAGCTCTTAAATCAGCTTGCATTTGTTGAATAGATGCAATAACTTTTGGATTTCTAGCTAATTTATTTAATTTAGCTTCTAAGTTTTGATCACCTATTGCCTTCATATATAAGGATCTAAGACGTGCATTATCACTAAGATCTATTCCATCTGGTGATGAGTAGGTTGACATTCTCAAGTCATATTTACTATCAAACAAAAGCTTCCTACCTACACTTTGATCTAAGTTTACATGGAAAGGACTAAACATATTAAACATACGAGTTGGGAAATCCCAATCTTTAATTGGTCTTCCATTTAACATGTCGTATTTAGTAGGTAGTGGATTAATAGCCAAACCTTCAGTAATTAAGTTTCTATTTCTAATAGACTCTATAATTCCAGAATTTAACTCTTTCATATGTGGATTAAATACTTTACCTAATTCATTTCTTAATGAAGAAAGAGGTATTTGATTATTAGCTAATCCAGAAATAATCCTTTCCCATGATCCAGCTTGACCTCCAAATAGATCTACAAACTGCTGCATACCAGCCAAGTAAGATTTACTTGATATACCTTGAGCAACAACTAATGCTAATTTCTGTAAATTATCTTCTGTCCATTCCTCTCCCATTAATTGGCTGTAATCACCAATATCAGCAATAGTTGAAAGTATTAAGTTAAATGGTTCAAATGAATCATAACTAACTTGTACTCCACCAATTGTGATAGTTCTAGGTTTGTATCCTCCATCAATCCATGCTTGTCTTTGCTGTCTATCAGCTGGTCCATTACCAGTAAGCCCACCATTCATAAAGTGAAGTGCAGCCATAGAAATAATAGAACTACCAATAGCTAATCTTCCAACTTGTAATGCTTTTGCATTAGCTAAATCTTCTGCTGTTTCTATTCCATATCTTTGTAAACCAGCTAGGTTACTAGGATCGGCAAAAGCTATATCATTCCATTCCTTAACTAAGAAGTTAAAACCTGGCGTATGTTTAGCAGTTAAAGATAAACCGTTTACACCTGTTCTTGCAAACAAGAAAAATGGTTTAGCCCATGGTGCTGATTCAAATACTTTATTTAATCCTTTAGAGAAACCAGTTAAATCAGTTGTTAATGTAGCTTCTTTCTTAGCAAACAAAGTTGCAGCTTCTGTGATATTTCCGTCAGCATCTGTTATTTGAGAATAAAATCTATCTTGTGCATTTTTAAGAAGATCTGGTGTTATTTCAGTAATATCTCCTTTATTGTATGCATCCATAGCAAGACGCATTGCCTTTTCTTTCGCTCTAGATCTAGCCAATATGAAGCCAAAAGTATCATCAGTGGCAGCCATAATCTTAGTGGAATAAGTTAAAAACTTATTGTCATTCAAAGATCTAGCCATGTTAGCCATATAGTATGCACCTTTATCTCCAGCACTTGCTCTACCACTATTTTCTATCCAGTCACCAAGCATAGCCCATTGCTCATCACCTTTAGTAACTTCATTGAATCTACTTTTTATAGATGAGATATCTCCTGACCAGTAAGAATTTAATTTAGTACTGAATACTTTCCAAGCTTCTGGAATAGATTCCATCATTCCACTCATTGCTGCTAAAGCAGCTCTTTGTGTGGTTTTATCTCCAGTGATAGTAGCACCAATAATTTGTGAGAAAGGTCTTAAGAACGTAGCAGTTCCTGTACCCATAATTGCTCTTACTGAAGTCTTAGGTCCACTAAGAACACTATTGATCATTACACCCTGTAGCTCTTTTATAAGAAGACCAGTTTTAACTTCTCCGCTTAACTCTCCACCTTTAAGTTTTCTTTTAACCCACGCATCAAAGTCATCAAAGTTATGAATGTCATTACTCATTGAAACAGCTTCATAATAAGCTCTAAATAAACTGTCATCTGGATTGTCGCCAGCATATTTAAAAGCTACTTGATATGCAGTTTTGGTTTTTTCTATCTCAGCATTTACTTTGTTTTTAATCTCAACTTTTGTTTGTGGATTTCTTATGTCGTAACCCTTTAAGTGTAAACCAGCAGTATATGATGATTTTTTACGTTGAATTATTGCACCAACAAGAGTGTCATATAAAGCTCTAGTAGGACCATCTACATCTGCTAAATCAGCAATATCAAATAGTTCTCTTCCAGCTATGCCATGATCTCTAGCTTTTCTCATTAATGCTCCAATAACAAAATCAGCAGCTATAGCATCAGTATTTTGCCAAACTTTTACACCTTGAATAGTGTCACTTCTTGCATTAAATGCAGCAAACATATCTGGATCTATATCTTCTAATCTCTCTCTTCCATACATCACCTCATGTGCTCTTCGGATAGATTCATAGAATTTATCTGCCAATGATTGTCCACTTTTTAATGCCTTAATCTCTGCTTGGATTCTTGCATCAGACATAAATGGCTTCATAAGTTCTACCATTTCTTTCTCTGCAATATCCGCACTTTCAGAAAGATTTTCTATCTGACGTTGTGTGAATGGACTATCAGTAGAACCATGTTGTGAACCCCAATCAGTATCTATTCTTTGTTTTTGATAAAAGACATCAGCTGGTTTACCAGTAGAGTTTGGAGATGCTTGCCATGGATCAGATATAGGTTTGTTTTTATAAGCACCATATTGTCCTCTCAGTGATTGAGCTTGTAATGCAGCTTTCTCATCTATCTGTGCATTGACATTTGCTTCTCTAGCCATAGCTCTATCTACAGCATCTTGAACTCCATCTTCTACTACTGTTCCTTTAGGTAATTGATTTGATTCAGGAATATATCTACCTTCAGGTGTTCTAAATTTTTTAGCACCTTTACCTAATGCTATAGCTACACCATCAAATATCGCACCAATACCCATACCTTCTACGACATTTTTTAATGTCTTCATTGCAGGGTGATCATATTCTTTAGTTGCTAATGGTGTATCAATCATGCCAACACGATCTCTTAAAATAGCTAGACCATTATCTTCTTGTGAATACTTAGAAATAACATCAGATACAGCACCGACTCCAGCACCTCTAACTAAACTTCCTAATGCAGTTGAGGCAGCTGTAACCCCAGCTACTTTTGCAGCTGGAATAATAGCAGCAGCTAGACTACCAAAGTGGACAAGACTCCTTAGAGCACTCCCCCACCAAGTCTTAGTTTCTATTGGATTTGCATCGTCTACAAACCAATCATCCCATTCTGCACCGTAACCTTCTTCTGTTTGTTGTTCTTCTACCATCTCACCACTGAACATATCAATGGCTCTCTCAGGTAGGGTGACAATAGAGGATGCAGTATCTTGCAATCCTCCACCTATAGCAGATCGGATTTCCTTAGAAATTCCTCTTAATCCGCCACCACCTTCTTTGTTTCTTGGGTCATCAAACTCAGCTTGAGCTTGTTCCCGTTGTTGTTGGAGAAGTTGTTCTTGCTGGATTCTTTCAGCCTCAGCTCTCTCATTCTCCTCATATATTTCATTGAACTCAAGTGCAGAATCCTGTATAGCTTGAGCATCAATGTCAATCTGATAATCAGAACTCATAATGCATTACCGTAGTAATTTAATTAACTTTTTTAGTTGTTTCGTCTAAATCAATATCTTTATATTGTTCTATTTCTCCTTCAAATTCCTCACCTTTTCCTTTCTGTCCACTTCTAACCCATTCTTTACCATCCCAAACAAAATAACCGATAGCATTAGGAATCTTTTTCCATGCACCTAAGTTTGGATTACTTGGGTCAGCTTTAAATGTTGGTTTAAAGTAACCATCAATATCTCTATAACCATCAATCATATCTTTATATTGCAGTTTATTATTACCTCTTTGTGCAGACCTTTGCCATTCTCCATTTTTATAAACGTAATAACCTACTGCATTAGGAATCTTTTGCCAATTACCTTCAACAGGTTCGGGAGGTGTATATTGTCCAATGGTTGGTGTAGGCATTAATAATTCTTTAGTTTCTTTATCAAGTTCTAAGAACTCATCAGTATCAATTTCCCTCAGTAATGCACCACGACCTTCTTTTGCAATTCTTTCATTTATAACTTCCTTAGCTTTTGGTAATAAGAAATCAATTTCATCAAAGTCAATCTGTGCATCGTCTTTAAATGCCTCAATTTTTGCTCTAGCTACTTTTGCTGGAGATGGATGATGGGATAAATAAAACCGAACTGATGGACTTAGTTTTTCATATTCAAGTAAAATATCAGACTTAACTGGTTTTTCTGTACCATTCAGTTTGCTATGTATTTCTAACTGTTTATATTGAATTTCAGCTCCAGTTACGCCAGGAATTTTGGCAGCAAGTTGATCATAAAATAAATGTGTTTGACCTGTTGGTAATTCAGCAGCTTCTTTAATTACTTCTTCACTACCAAAAATAATACCAGTGTTAATAATGTTCGGGTCAATGGTTTTTATATGTTCTTCAGCTTTAATTAGTTCTAGATTTCTTTGTTTATTCTTATCTCTATTTACAACGAGCTTATCGTAATATCCAGCATTGGTTTTTGTTTCTATATCTTTTAAAGCTTTAATATGTGCATCTACTGCACTATCAGAAGTTGCCATATATTTTTCAAACAATATTGGATATTCACGTTCAGCATTCTCAATAATGTTATTCCATTGTGGTGACTCTTTTCCAGGAGCTACACCTCCTTGTTTTGCATGTACAGTTGCATAACCTTTAATTTGACTCTTAGCAAGATTTTGAAAATCTTTTGAAGGTCTTAATGGATTACCAGTTTTAACTTTAGGTAAGTATTGTGCTTCAAGAAATGGATTACTAAGTTTAAGTACTTCTTTTTCTGTAATAGGTATACCTTTATCAAGTTTGTAATCTAACTCTGCTTTGATAAGAATATCGTCACCTTCCTCTTTCGCTAATCGGTTTTTTAACTCTTCAGGAATGTTACTTCCACCTTGAGTTATGTCCCATTTCTCTACAATGTGATTTGCTAACTCAAGTTTAGTCATACGAGTTCCAGTTTTATTTTCCTGTTCCTGTATTTTTTCTATAAAACCTTTGGCATAGTTAGTTCTATTTCTTTCTTTGTTTTCAAAGACACCTTTTTTAGCCTTCTCTATTTCATTAAGGACACCTTCAGCCCATAATCTATTCTCTTCTCCTCCTCCTAACTTATCTATTAATATTCTTGTTTTATCTCCTTTAGCTGTTATTTCTCCAAACAGAACACTTTCAAATTTATCAATATTAACCACACCTTTCTGCATACCCATAAGTCCTATGTTTATGAATGCTCTTTCAGCTTTGGCTATATTTCCATCAAAAAATCCAACATTATAATCTGCTGTTTCTATAAAGTGCTTTAGAGGATCTTCACTATTTAATGCATTATTAACCTCTTCTATCATTCTACTTTGTTCTTTAAGAAGGTTTTTAGAAGATAGTTTTTTGTTTTGACTTTCATAAAAAGATGTAGCAATACCATCAAAGGTAGTGTCTAATTGCCTCTTAGCAATTCTTAAATTAAAATTTACTCCATCAACATTAGTAAGAATTAACTTTCGATACTTAGCAGAAGCTTCTCTAATCTCTTTAACAGAATCTAAACCTTGTGGATAATTTCTAGCCACCCATGCTGGAAAATCATTTACAGCTCTTTGTTTTATTCTCTCTAGTAAAAGTAATCTTCTTCTTAAGCTGTGTGCTCCACTAAAATCAATAGTTTCATAAGTAACATTATCACCATTGTTTAATGCTTCATTTTTAATAAAATTTTCAGCCTTACCAAAATCAAAAATAGTTTCAATAGCTGCATCATCTTTGGCTATAACATCTTTAGAAATACCATCATATTCCTTATCTAATAAGTTTTGCCTTCTGTTTTCATTAATACCATCTACTATGTTCTTAGCAGAAGGTGCGAACTCAATTACTTTTTCAAGTATCTCTAAAGGTATCTTGGCATTCTTTTCCCTAGTCTTATCGTTCTCTCGCTCTAACTCTTCACGTCTGTCATAACTTTCATTGACTGACTTATAAGTTTCTCCTAGTGCAGATGCAAAATCAGGAGATTCTGTAAAATTAAAAAAACTGTTTGTCATTTATTCCCACCATTTAAATCCTGAACTTCCACCCATAGTTGCTACAGAAGAAGCTATAGACAAAGCATCCATAAATGCTGCTGCTCCTACACTCTGCATAACAGGTTCTGGTGGTGCAACATCTTCTATTGGTTGGAATGCAACACTAGCAAATGCTTGATCTTTCATTTGTTTAAATTTAGATATCTCTGCTGAACTCTTACGAGCTAATTCTCTATCATTCAGGGTTAAATATCTTGCAACCTGTGAAACATCTCTACCATATTTGGCATATTCCATAGTTGCTAATCTCTTTAAAGATTGACCAGTCTGACCAGATGCTGCTAATTTTCCATACTTAGTATCTTTTAAAAGATTTCTAAAAAGTTCTTGATATTTTAATTGAGCTTCACCTCTAGCCTTATCCATAGCTTCTTGCTGATTAACTTTAGATTGAGCTGAAGCTAAGTTGGCATTTTGTACATCTTCTTCGTATTTAACTTTTTTAGCATTATAAATGGATGTGGTTTGCATCCAATTTCTTTCTCTTCTTTCAAGCTCGTATTTGTATCTTCTACGAGCATTTTCATTAGCTGCGGCAGCTTGTGCTCCTAAACACACGGCAAAACTCCATAAAGGGTAATTGATTAGGTCCGTGTTTTAATTCCCTTAAAAATTTGAACCCTAGGAATCTGAGTAGTTTTATATGAAATTTGTTTCGTTT